ATATAAAATATTAATGTCTTTAGATGGTCATTTTAAAATTAATACAACTAATCAATATCATTTCATGATTAAAATGATTAAAAAGTTTCTTAAAAAATATGTAAATAAGAGAAGTGTATATGAAAAAAATAAAGAAGCGAAAATAAAACAAGGTAAAAGAGTTAAATCTTATGAAAAATATAGAGATGAACAAAAAATTAAATTAATTTTATGTCTTTATGTAATAGGAATTCAGATTAATGTTCCTCATATTAATCATGCTCCTACTTTTGTTGGATGTGGTCCGTTATCATTTGAAGGATTTCCATTAGAAGAAGGAACAAATTACAGTATATTAAGATATGTAAGTTGTGTATTTTTAAATTTAAAATCATCTGTAGAGCCTTGGAATGCTCTACCAAAAACATCATCTAGAAATATAGGGGATGTCACAAATAAAATGGTTGATAAATTTTCAAAATATATGATAGATAAAATATTAACAAATGATGAAATACGAAGTGAATTAAAAAATAAGAGAAAATGGTTGAAAAATAATAGAGTTGTTGATTATACTAATAAAACTTCAACTAAAAATGTATGGGAAACATTTTTACCTCCATTAAAACCTGTAAATGTTCAACATACTAGTAATATTGGAGATAATTTTAAAAATATGTTAAGAGATTCAATGATAAAGAATACCAATGACCAATTTAGTTATATATTTAGTTTATATGCTAAAATTATAAATCAGTCGTTATTAGTTAATGAAGATATACAATCTGTTATTAATAATAAACCATTGTTATTAAATACTATGAATAATATACCTTATTTGGAGAATGCTTGTTGTTTGGATATAAATAATAGTTTTGAATATTTTTCAAGTAAATCTCCAGGTATAGTAAATCATAATAATAATGTAATAAAATTAACTAAGATAAAGAATAATTATGAGAAATTACATAAAGCTCCATTTTTGAGAAATACTACTAATACAAAATTAAAAATACCAGAATTAAATCCAATGTATAGTGAAGATACAATATATTTATCATTTATTAAATATTGTAGTTATAATACTGGATTAATATTAGAGGATGATTATTCATTATTATGTTCTAATAATAATAGTAGTTATTCTAATACAGATGATATATTTACAAAAATAGATATAATGAAAGGAGAAGGTAATAATTATTCAAATGATTCATTATTAAAATTAATAAAATTAGTATCATCAAAGAACATAGTTTTGAATAATTTAAAGAAAGATATTGTAGATGATAAATTAGTGTTTGAAAAAAGATTGGAATATGTTTCAGATAATAAAAAGGATTTTTTAAATAAACAACATAAATCATTTAAGTTAATAAAAAATATAATAAATTTTAAAAAGGGAGAAAATAATAATATGGAAGATTTATTAATAAACATTAAAAATGAAACTAAAACGATGTTATTAGAAATATCAGACCTTTTAAAACAAACAGGAAAAACTAAAAAACAAATAGATTTTTTAAAAGATATACATAAATTTGAAAAAAGAGGTGATAATAAAATAATAGATAAGAATGATGAAACTAATTTATTTGCGTCTGATTATTTAAGTGATTCAGCAAGACATATTGGAATAATATTTCCATATATGATAAAAAATAAAAGAAATACGGAAGAAATAAAGATACCAAAACATTGGAATTTACACGAAAATCATGTTAAAGATTTACAAAATATTTTGTTTAAAGAATTAGGTTCATTAAATAAATTTTATGATGATGAAGATATAATAAATGTATTAGACAATGTATTATTGATAAATAAAGATATATTTATGTTAATGGAAAGAATTCCTTTTATATTGAATATAAAACGTGAAGATAAATTTATAGATAATAATTTAAATGGAAAAAGTTTGAATGTAATTAGTAAATATTTATGGACATTAGTAATGTATGTGTATGTGTATGTAATAGAAAAAATAGATTTAGAGAGTGTTGATTTAGAAACTGTATCTAAAGATGTTGAAATGTCAATAATGTTAGGTAGAAAGCAAAACATCAAAAATAAAATAGGAAATTTATTAATTAATTATATTAATATCATTATGAAACAAAAAGAATTCATTAATTATTCAATGGATGATATAAATTCTGATTTTTTGAAGACTACTGAAAAAGAAAAAGATGGGATTCGTGAAAATTTAAAGAGGATGAATAAAGAATCTCGTAAAGTGGAAATGTTATTGAGAGAACATGGATTAGGGGATTATTCTGCTTATAAAACTAAAGCATTATTTCAATATATGGGTGACCATTATGATAAAGAAAGAACAGAAGCACAAGATAGATTAATTAAACGAAAAAAGGCGGGTATAAGTGATAAGATGGATCAGGAATTAGCGGATACATTATTAGAAGATTATGAAATGAATGAAGAAATAGAAATGCGAGAAGCTCCTCAAGTAAATGGTAGGGAAATAATAAATTCAAATTTATTAGGTGAAGATGATGATATGGGTGAATTAGATGGAGATGAAATGTTTTTATAAAATATTAATAAATAAATGTAATAATTAATATTTTAGTAAAATAAAGAATATTTTAAATAATACTGTATTATATATGAATATTCTCAATAGAAATATAATTCGTAAAAATTTAACATCTGTTTCTGTTGTTTTATTTTTAACATTATTTATATTAGTTCAATACATTAAACCATCTTTTTTATATGATAATGATGGTTCATTACGTCAATTTGGAATAGGTACTAGAAAAAAGACAATATTACCTTGTTGGTTAATTACAATTATACTAGCTATATTGTCATATTTATTTATGTTATATTATTTAAATATTCCAAAATTATCTTAATTTTTATTTTCTTCTTCAATTTCTCTCATAATTTTCTGTAATTTTTCTTCATTTCTTTGACATTGTTCATTATAAACAGCATTCATATTAAGAACAACTGCGAATGTTATAGCTAACCCATACCATATAGCTGTTGATAATAAATCTTTAGCAAATATTATATTATATAATTTTCCTAATATAGTGTTTGAATTCTGTGGAAATTTAAGTGTATCCACATATTTATGAAATATTTGGGGTGATATATCATTTATTAATAAACTGTTATCTGTAGTTAATTTATCAATCATTTTTAAGTCTTCATTGTTATTAGATGATTTCTTTTTTAATAAATCACTAACTTCAAAAGTAATATTTTGAGAACTTTCTCCCACCATTAATGGTGCCAATAAATATCCGAATGTATTGGAAAATGGTGCTTTCCATCCAGGATATAATTTAAGAAGTATCATAATACCTCCTAAAATTAAAAAGAAACTGGTGAATGCCATAGCAATGGGTGTATTACTATTATTATTACCACAATATTCTACTAAATTTTTACTATTAATGAAGAATTGTATTATAATAGAAGCGAATAATAGGATTGGTAATAAAATCTTATCCATTGAAAATTTAGGTAATTTCATGGATGATTCATATGAATCTATTTTAGACATAGATAATTTTACAATAAAGTATATTAAATAAAAGATTCCGTGTATTGCTAGTGCTGATAATATATTTATCATTTATAAATAATATGTATAATTTATTTTGATTTTTTATTATATATTTTATATGTTTAGTAAAGCTACTTTAATTGAACCGGGTGTTAAATATTTTTTAGATGAAACATTAAAAAAACATAACCAAAATCGTGTATATAATTACAATATGATAATTAATATTTCATTATTATTATGTTTTATATTGTTAATAATTGGTCTATTAATTTATAAATATAAAACAAGAAGAAGTCCAGAAGAAAAGAAAAAAATGAATTATTTAAAAGAAAATTATATTTTAAATAGAATACGGTCATTGAATTCAGACCAAAAACGTGAAACAGAGAAAATGATAACAAATCTTCCTAAATTTGAAAGTGATTTTGTGAAGTTACATGAAAATTTTTATAACATTTAATATTAAATGGAATATTACGATCTTTTAAATTATTATTATGATTTGAAAAATAAATATGAATCTAAATATGAAAAAAAGAAGAGAAGTATAATACAATCTGATGTGCCTATTTCACAAAAAAAAGAGGAAATTAGAAAAATAAAAAGAACTTGTGTAGTATGTAAGGGAGCTGGTAATGGTATGATATTTAAGAAGGAAAAAAACATATTATCAGTTAGTTGTAATGCTAATAAACCCTGTTCATTGGATTTTAGATTAGAATTAGCTAAATATAATTTATTTGATGATCAACTAGAATCTTATATGAAAAAAATAGAAACTATAAAACAGGAAATTATAACATTAAAATTAGATTTATTGTTTGGATTACAATCGGAAGAATATGTTATGAATAGATTTAGTAATAAAAAACAAAATTTATTAAAATTTCAGAAAAATAGGGATAAAATAATGAGTGATTTTAATAATAAAAATAACTTATTTAAGTTGGATATTAATAATGAAGTTAATGATTATGATAAAGAAACTAGTATAAAATTATACAAAGGAATATTAGAGAATGTATTAAATAGTTATAAGAAGAACATTGATAAATATAATAAAACTAAAAATAAAGCATTTTTAAAGGATGCTTTTGATATATATAATAATGAATTATTGATGTATTATGAAAAATTAAGGGAAATAAAGTATCAAACTCATTTTTTTGAATCTGTTGATGTAGATAAAAATTTTCCATCTAAAAAAACATTAAAAACAGCAATTATTGAAAATTGTGATTTAGTTCCATCTAAAGAATCAACTGCTAAACAGTCAAAAATGCAGACTCAAATGTATCCAATAAAAATTGCTATAGAAAACAAAGAAATATTATTAAAAAAACATAAAGTTTTATCAAATTTAAAATAAAAATAAATTATATAATGAATATTTTTAAATTTATAGATGTAAAAATATTTCTGATAAGTTTAGCGATAGGATTGTTTGTGGTATATATTACAAAACCTAATTCAAAAATAATATATGTATATCCAAATCCATCAAATATAGGTAAAATTGATTATAAAGATAAAGCAGACAATTGTTTTTCATTTGATTCAGTCGAAGTATCATGTCCAGATAATGAAAGTTTAATAGAGAGATATGATGTTCAATAATAATCTGTGATTAATATATATGTATCTACGAAGAATATTATATAGTTCATTTGGACAAAAATTAATTTCAATACTTTTAGGATTAGGATTAGCAACATTATTTAGAAAAGTATGTAATGATAGAAATTGTTTAATATTTAAAGGTCCAGAATTATCAAAAATGAATGATAAAATATATAAATTTGAGGATAAATGTTATAAATATACTCCGGTTGTAAAAAAATGTGATAATAATAAAAAAATAATTAATTTTGCGTAATATTTATATTTTACATTTAGTATTAAAATATAAATGTCAACTAGTATTGATTTATTACCTAATGAAAATTCTAATTCTAATGTTAAATTAGAAATTAAAGAAAAACAAAATGCTAATAAAGCATCTAATCCTGCTCCATCATTTACTGAATTATCAAAAGAATCTATTAATCAGATTGTTAATGGGATTCAAGAAGCTAGTAAATCAAGATTAACTGAATTACCTAGTAGAGATATTCCAATGAATACTCAACAAGTAGCTTTAGATCCACACATACAAGCTAATTATATTCCTACTGAATCTAAGAATGATTATATAAAGAATGATGAAACATATAGTGATGTTGTAAAGAATGTTGAATACAAAAATAGTGAAATAAACAATTTAGATAATTTATATGGAGAACTACAAACTCCAATATTAATTATGATTATTTATTTCTTATTTCAATTACCTTATACTAAAGAAATGTTTATTAAATATGCTCCTTCTTTATTTAAGAACGATGGAAATAAAAGTTTTTCGGGTTATGTAGTGACAACGTTATTGTTTGGATTATCATACTATCTTATTGTTAAATTTTCCAATTATATAACAGAGATTTAACCAATGTTAATACATCGAATTAAAATTTATCTCTCCCAAATTATTTTTAAAGAGTTAAAAAAGTTTTAAAAAAAATAAAAATAAAAATAAATAATTCTTATTATTTAATTAGAAATCTCTACTATTTACTCTTGTATATTATTTTCATCCATCACACGACATAACATACGCAAACAATAACATATAAATATCAATAAGAAAAAATCTAATATAATTAATAATACAATATCTTCATCAATTCTTCTTTCATAATATACCATTATCCTAGATAATATTAATAACAATATAACTTTTAAATTGATATTAATATATAGTATTAATATTAATTAAAAATGCAGATATTCATAGAAGCAACACAACTAAGAGCCATCAACAATAATAAAAAATGGATTGCCATTAATTATCTTGAATCCGAAAACACTATATATAACATAAAACAAATTATTTCTAATAAATTCAATATTCCAATTAAAACATTTTACTTTGTTTATGGTGGAAGAATTCTAGATGAGAAATTAACATTGAAATATTATAATATTGAATCTGAATCAACGTTGATATTTTGTCCTAGAATAGGTGCCGTATTAAATATGTAATCCTTTCCATAATTTCATTGTCCAATACAACCCCATAAAATATACTGGAACCGTTGGAAGTATATTTTTTATTACATCAATATTTATTGTATTATTATGTTTATTAATGTTTTCTTTTACAAAACTAGCTAATAAATATGTTAATACTGGTGTTCTAATGAAAGAGTATATTAAAAACTGTGTTAATTTGAGTTTTTTTAATAGTTTTGGATTTTTGTTTGTTTTATGATAATAATAAACAAAGTAAGAGGGAATATTTGATAATTCCGCCCAAAATAAAATGTCCATAGATTTATAAATTTCTGGATTAAGATGAACCATGTAAATAGATGCTAAGTGATGATATAGATAGCCATTTTGTAGAATAGTGCCTTTATAATTATTTAATATATAAGTTGCATCATAAGCAAAATATCCACTAGAATATACTCTAACTAAATCTAATATTAATTTGTTTTTTTTATATAGAAATAGATATAGAAATGATGAAAATATTGAACCGGAAGCGTGTATTAATGATGTCCAGTTATTAGCCATATTATGTGTGGATAATAAACTATTATTTAAATGAGAAGTAGTAAATGTTAAATAAGAAATTAAATATAAACTATTATTGAAAAGATTCATAATATTTTTATCATTAAAAGTTAATGTTTCTAAAATCATATGTATAATAAGAATATTAATATTGTTTTTATTATACTTATCTAATTAATTATCTTTTTTTGCGTGAGTTGCGTTTATTTTTCTTTTTTTTATGTTTTCTAGTTTTTCTTTTTCTTTTCTTTCCACCTTTTTTATTGAGTTTTCTGCGAGTTTTTCTAGTTTTCTGCTTTCTGCGAGTTTTTCTTCCTCCTTTCTGTTTTTTACTTTTAGGCGCAAGAGTTTTTAAAAGTTTATTTTGAAGTTGCTTCTTTCTATCTTTATTTTCCCATTCAATATTTTGTTTATCTAATTCAGCTTTTAATTGGGCACAAGTCATAGCCATTACATCTTCTCTAGTTAATGTTTGTTCTTCTTCGCTTCGTTGTCTTTTACTAGAGGTATCAACTGCTTCGGCAGCTCCAGATTCACTTTCATTTTCATATCCATATGCTTGTAATAACTTTTCTTGAAGAACTAGTTTTCTATCTCCTTTGCATTCAATACCTTCATCATCTAATTCTGATCTTAATTCAGCACAAGTCATTTCCATTATATCTTGTCTACTTAACCTTTTATCATCTTCATCTACTTGTGATAATCTTTGTTTTTCTTTTTGCATTGCTGCTAATTCTTCAGGAGATTTACCAATATTATCAACGCTAGCTACTGCTTCATCTACACCTGCAGCTGCATTTCTAATTGCTTGATGAGATTCTTGTTGTGTAGCAGCAGGAGTTCCATAATCTATATTTGGATCATATGCAGGAGATGATGGGGCATCTGCGGGTTGTCCAGGTGAAGGAGGAGCTCTAAATGGAGATACTGGAGCACGAAAAGGAGAAGCATCTTGAAGAGCAGGAAGAGGTCGAGATGGAGCATTTCTCTCAACATATTCTTGGTCTTGTCCCACATTTGTCAATTCTAACCCTAAGTAATAACCTAATCTAGGGTCTACTTTTGAGAACATCAGTTTATATACACGAGAACTTTCTTCAATAAGAGCAGCATCACCGTGCCATTTTCCATCTTTAATTTCTATTGGATTTAAAACATGAGTCATATTTTTAATTAATTTTTTCAATTCTTCTACTTTTTCTGGGTCTGGATGTCCCTCCCAAGTAGGACTAAAAAAGTAATCACATAATTTAATATAATCATTCATTCTTTTAACTGCTTTATTAATCTTAGGTTTTACATCAGTTTTAGCTCTAGTTGATGTTTCACCCCATTTAATCCATTTACCCGGACTATGAGAAATACTTAATGTTTTTCTTATATTATCTAGTATTTCTTTTTTAGTATTAGCTATATCATTATCTCCTAATGGATAACTATCACTTGAGTGTAATGTATCATACAATGCTGTATTAACATCTGATATTAACTCAACATTATTAACTTGTTCTCCATTTTTAAATATAGTGCGTCCTAACTTAAACTTATTATCTTTTAACCATTTTGAATCAATAACAACTCCGCTTTCAGCAGAAGCAATTGCTGAAACATATCTTTGAATATATGGATTCACGCCAAAAGTAGTAGTATATAATCTGTATGCTTCCATAGTTCCTTGTTTTTCTAATTCAGATTGAACTGTTCTTAGCCAGTTCATAGAGACACGTTTAGCGTCATTTAATAATTCAAAATTAAATTTCATATTATCATCATAAAATATTTGTTGTTTATCATCATCTTCTAATTCTGCTTCAGGATTTGTGTGTCCGACTGACATAAATGTTGAATTAATTATGTCATCATCTAATTCTTCAATACTATCTATTAATTTCTGAATTAATCCATTATAATTTACTCTTTCTCTGTCAGTTCTAGCTTCTCTAGGAAATTGGGACATTAATTGATGCATAATAGCATTTATTTTTCTAAAAATAGTTAAAAACTCACTAATTTTTTCAATAATTTCTGGATGAGATTTACCTGGTCCTGGTTTTAAATGTCTAAATAATTTGTAAGCAGTATATCCAAATTTACTAACTAAATTTCCCAATATAGTTTTATCTTCAGATCTTATTACTAATGTATCATACCATACATATAAACGTTGTAAATTATTAACAAGATTCATAAATGTGTCATCCTTAACTATTTCAGGATTTTCAGAATGATGGTGTATAAGATTAAATAATCTAGTTAATATTTGAGATTGTTGTAACAATAATTCAGATGTACTAAAATGACCTAGTAGGTCTGCTAATCCCCTATCACTTTCTACACTTCTATCCCAAGGATTTTTTAAATATTCTTGCATTTCTTTTTTAAGTGCTGCCATAATTGCGCCAGTAGCTATTGCTGTATTTCCTGTGAATGCAAGAATAAATATAACTGTTTTTCCTAGATCCATAAGTGTTTCACCTGCTTGTCTGAAAGCTTCTCTAGCATCTCTTATTGGGTCATCTTCATAATCTTCTGGTTGTGCTGCTGCTGCTTCAGCCATTATATATATAATATCTTTATATTTTAATTAATGAAACGTTCATCATATCTGAAAAAACTTTAACTAATTCATCATTTTTGTAATCTTCTAAATATTTTATTTCTTTTATTCCTGATGCTAATAATAATCTACAACAAATAATACAAGGATAATGAGTAATATATGCTGTGGATTGATTACAACTGACTCCTCTTTTTGCACAATCGGCTAATGCGTTTTGTTCAGCATGAACGGTAGCTTGTTCATGATTATTTCTAACAATAGATTTATGAGGACATCCGGGTAAAAATCCATTATATCCTTGGCTAATTATTCTATTATCTTTTACTAATAAACAACCAACTTGTAATCTTTCACAAGTGCTTCTTTTACTAGTTACTTGAACAATTTCTTTAAAATATTCATCCCATGTTGGACGTTTTTCCATAATATATACTACATTTACAAGTAATTTTTAAATAAAAATAATTATTAAAATATATTAAAAATAATAAAAAAATATAATGAAATGGAAGAACTTTTAAGTTATAGAGGTAAGGTTAGAAATATGTATAATTTGGGAAATAATTATTATTTGATGGAGGCAAGCGATAGAGTAAGTAGTTTTGATAAACATATTGGTATTATTCCGGGAAAGGGTATATTACTTAATAAAATGAGTGCATATTGGTTTAATAAAACAAAACATATAGTAGATAATCATTTATTATCTTATATAACTAAATTCTCATTAGTAAAGACGTGTAATCCAATTCATATAGAATTTGTTATACGTGGATATATAACTGGTAATACAAATACTAGTTTATGGCATCATTATAAGAATGGATGTAGAAATTACTGTGGTCTTTCTATTCCCGATGGACTACGTAAAAATCAGAAACTAGATGCGCCTATTATCACCCCAACTACAAAGGGTAAGGTTGATAAGCCAATCTCTAGAGAAGAAATCATTAAAGAGGGTTATTTAACTTTCGGAGAATGTGACTTTATATATGATAAAGTATATAAACTGTTTGAATATGGTCAAGAAGTTGCGAAAAAAGCGGGATTTATTTTGGTAGATACAAAATATGAGTTTGGTAGAGATGAAAATAATAATATTATTTTAATAGATGAAGTGCATACCTGCGATAGTAGTAGATATTGGATGAAAGAAACCTATGAAAGTAGATTTAAATCAGGATTAGAACCTGAGAAGTTAGATAAAGATTGTGTTAGGGATTGGATAAAAGAAAATTGTAATCCATATGCAGATACTATACCACAGATTCCTGAACATATTATTAAAAAAGCATATAATAGTTATAATTATTTTTATGAAAATATTTCAAAAATATAAATGATAATATTTGCGTAATATTAATTATTTTAATTTTAATTAATATTATAGATGATAGATTATATAGAAAATTTATCAAGTAATTACAAAAAAGAAAAAACTAAAGAGATAGATATAATAATAGAAGGTGGAGCATTAAATGGATATTATGCGTATGGTGTATTAAAATTAGTGGATAAATTAGAAGAAATAGAATATTTTAAAGTGGATAGAATATCAGGTGTTAGTATAGGTGCATTATTAGGATACTTATATCTAACAAATAATTTAAATGTTTTTAATGAAATGTATGGAAAATTAAAGAAATATTATGTATTAAACAATAATTTAAAAATGTTTATAGATTATTTAACTGAAATAATAGATGAATTACCAGATGAAAAATTTAAAGAAATAAAAGAGAATAAACTTTATATAACATTTTTTAATGCTAATGAAAAAAAACAGATAATTAAAAGTAATTATGAGAATAAAGAAGATTTAAAAAAATCATTATTAAAATCAATGCATATTCCCTATTTATTAAACGGTGAAGATTATTATAAAGAAAATGAAGTATGTTATATGGATGGATTATATCCATATTTATTTAAAGACAGAATAAATGATAAGAAGATTTTATATTTAAAATTAATAAATATGTTTTCATTTTCAGATTTTAAAAACACAATATCAAGTAAAAAAGAAATCAATATGGAAAAAAGAATAATGGAAGGTTCATTAGATGCTCATAATTTTTTTTTATTTAATAAGAAAAGTAAAATTTGTAGTTATTTAAATAATTGGAGCAGAAATGATTTTATATATTTCAGAATAAAAGAGATGCTTATAATATTAATAATTTTTATAATAAATATTATAACTTCTTTAATAAAATTAATTAATCCATTTTTAAGAGAATTTGATTTTTTTAATAAATTTATGTATATTGGAGAAAACTTATACAATGATATAATGATTTATTATAACAGTTAATTTATTTTTTATTTTTATTTTTATTTTTTTTAGTTTTATTTTTTTTTACAGGAGTTTTCTTTTTAGTTGCTTTCTTTTTTACAGGAGTTTTCTTTTTAGTTGCTTTCTTTTTTACAGGAGTTTTCTTTTTTGCTTCAGTTTTAGTTTTATTTAATTCATAAGGAACATATCTTAAAAAATATTTTTGATATTCTTTTGAATTTTTTTTATCTCTTAATTCTTTATATTTTTGAGTTTTATGAGACCTCATAGTAGCCATAGTTTCTTGTTCTCCATAACAATTAATACCAAATCTAGTGTTAATACCTTTTCTAGTAATTCTATTTTGCTGTTGAACTCTAAATAAATATTCACTCATACATAATATACGATTAGCTTTGTAATAACTTCTTTTGATATATGTAAATGCTAAATAAAAACTTAACATAGTATCTAAAGTAGCAATATTGATTTTTCTTCCAGCAACATTAATGGTATTAAAACTATGACATGCTAATGGTTCATAAATAAAAGCAACGGTTTCATTACCAACAAATAACTCATAATGAGGAGCAATAATTTCTCCAATAGCGGGTTGTTTAACAATTTTAATATCTTTGATACCAATATCGTTTAATTTTTTCTTAAGTGTATTTGCTGTTTTTAAGGGATTTAAAGATAATACGTCAAAATCTGGAATTTTAGGTATTTGTTCTTTAGACAAAGATGGATGTGTTTTCAAGTATAATCTATTAGCAAATGCTCCAAAAAAGATACAATTTTGAGAAATTAAAGAGTCTCTAACAATTATAAATATTTTTTCTTCAATATTAGAAAGATTCTGATTTCTTCTTTGTTTTTTCTTAGTATTCATTTTACTTAATGTTCCATATTGAAAAAGTCTTTGAACTTCTTCTAAATGACAATTTTTTCCTCTAAGAGGATAATGTTTATTTAATAAAGTTAATCTTTTCAATACCTTTTCCCATCTACTTACATCACCTTTAGGTCTTGATAATTCTAAATACATACTCATTCTTAAATAATTAGGAGGAACGTAATAAATATCATCTACTATAATACAATCTTCAACTAAATTATCATAGATTTCTAAGTCTAAATAAGTTATATCAGCAACTGGAATATAATTAACAAAAACTTTATATGTTCCTGCATGCATTCCGGCTTTAGCTTCAACTTCTTCAAATCCTTGTTTAAAATATATATCTGCTAAATTTTTAGCATCTTTTAATGGTTCAGGTGAAAAGAAATCGTAATCAGGTAATTCAATATCTTTATCATAAAATTGGTCATATTTTGGTAATATGTTATTTATAGCGGTTCCACCATAACATAATCTTTTTTTATCCTTTAAAAATTTTTCAACAGTTTCAATAATAGTTTTTATTTCTGGATTATTAATTTTTTCTTTACCTGTTTTTTGTTCTATTTTATCTACAGCATCTCGTAATAATTTTAATTCGCATTCTTGAAATGACATATTTCTATCGCACATAAGCTTATATATATAGTTATGATTTTGTTTTATTAATAAATAAATTAATGTATTAATAAAATTTATTTTTTCCAGCTATCGTCATATTTGAATTCTTTAGTCTTTATCTCTATTATCCTTTTATCTACTGGTTTAGGAGCTTTAGTTTTAATAGGAATTCTTCTTAATTTTTTGGGTTTAAGAACAAAAGCTTGTTGTTTATTATAAAAATAAGCTAAACAATATTTTAAATTAGTATCATATTTTGAAAATTTCATTAGAGATGATTGACATCCTTCTTTTTGATGTGAAATCATAGGAGGATTATTTTCTATAATATCATCAGGTAAAACAAAATGTAATTTATCTTTAGCATCTTCTACTATATTAGAATTTCCATCTCTATGTTGAACTTCAACATTATTTTTATGAACTAAATTAACACCATCTGCGATATTAATTAATTCGTGTAATTTAGTTTCTTTATATGTAGAAGTAGGGTCATATACAGATATAATAAGTTTTTTATGTAATTGTGATAGTTTTTCTTTAGTAACATCTTTTTGATTATCTTTTCCAACATATCCATATGAGCTAGATAATAAATGTCCTCCAGTAGAAGAAAATATAGTTTGTATTTCTTTATATAATTTATTATAAGCATTTTTGTTTTGAGTTCTCATTCTAAAGTTTATGACGATAGGGTCATTTGGATTAGGAGCTAATGAATAAAATCCATCTTTGACTAAAGATAATACTTGTTTAGTAGTTAAATGATTATATGTTCCTTTTGTTATTTTTTCAATATAACTTCCTCCTTTTTCACCAGCTGCAATGATAGGAATTCCATCTTTTGAATAAATTTCAAAATCTAAAACTCTAACACCTCTTTTAATGACTTCTTTAAGAACATCAATATGAACCCAATCATTATAATTATTTCCTCCACAACATGAATTATAACTACCCATAATATAATAGTTTTTCAATATATCATTATTATCATCATATCCTGTATTAATTGATATAACAGTTCCTATATCTTTAGTTTTTTGAAAAGAATCAAAATTTTTACTAATTCTAGTAATATTATCTTTATACAATTTTTGTTTATTAGAAATATAGAAAATAATGATAATTATAACAATAAGAGCAGCAATAGATAAATAAATTTGCGCAGCAAAGGACATAGAACCATTCATTTTATTTCTAAAATTATCTACAATGTTTTTAACATCCATTATTAATATATATTGGGATATTATTTTATTAATTAATTAATTAAATTAAAAATTAAAAAAAATATATAATATTATGTTAAATGACTGGTGGTTTAATGAATTTAACTGCTTGGGGAAATGAAAATATAATATTATTCGGAAATCCTAAAAAGACCTTTTTCAATGCGACTTATAAGAAAACAACTAATTTTGGATTACAAAGATTTCGTATAAATTATGAAGGTTCAAGAATATTAAATTTTAATACTCCTACTTTTTTGGATTTTAAAATACCTAGATATGCTGAATTATTATATGATACTTATATTTGTGTGTCATTACCAAATATTTATAGTCCCTTTTTATTTGATAGTAATGAAGTTACAATAGATGGTGATATTATTAAAGGTATTAGTGGAAACGTGTTGCGTCCATATGAATTTCGGTGGATAGAAGAATTAGGAACAAATATGATTAGAGAGATAGAAATTCATTCAGCTGGAACAACTTTAGCTAGATATTCTGGAGAATATTTAAGTTGTGTAAAAGAAAGAGACTATAGTGAATCTAAAAAAAACTTATGGAATAATATGACAGGAAACACTAAAGAATTAAATGACCCAGCTAATGCTCAAGGACGTGTTAATATTTATCCAAATTCAATGTATGTTGATAATACTGGAGTTGAACCATCTATTAGAGGAAGAAAATTGTATATTCCATTAAATGCGTTTTTCTGTAATACAACTAAATTAGCATTACCATTGGTAGCTTTACAATACCAAGAAATAAGTATTAGAGTTACTTTTGAACCATTAACTAAATTATATACAATAAATGATGTAGATAGTGTATCCAATTCATCTGGGATAAGTTGGAGAATAGCGCCTAATCCTAATATATTAGAACATCAAATGTGGCATTTTTTACAACCACCTTTAGATATATTAGCTGATACTAGTTTATATAATAGAACTCGCAATGATTGGAATACCGATATTCATTTAATAGGAACTTATGTATTTTTAGGTCAAGATGAAAGAAGAATGTTTGCTCAACAGCCTCATAATATATTAATTAAACAAATACAAGAATATGAACATTTATCTGTTGCTGGTTCTCAGTTATTAGATATAGATAGTAAGAATTTAGTATCTAGTTATATGCTTAGATTTAGAAGAAGTGATGCGTTTTTAAGAAACGAATGGTCTAATTATAGTAATTGGGCATATAATAATGTTATTCCACAAACTGTATCAGACTTTCTCCCTACTTATTTAAATTCTAATAACGAAGAAACAGAAATAGGAAATCCTAATATGTTTCATATTACTGGTTCAATAGGAGATTATGCATATAATCAAAAAGATATATTACTAGATATGGGTATAGTTTTACAAGGAGTATATAGAGAACAAGTTTTAGATTCTGGTATTTATAATTATATAGAAAAATTTAAAAGAACTTCAGGAGGAGCAAAAGAAGGATTATATTGTTATAATTTTTGTATTAACAGCGATATGAATGAATATCAACCTTCTGGTGCGATGAATATGAATAAATTCAATAAAATTTCTTTGGAATATAACACTATTGAACCTCCATTTAATCCTCAAGGTTCTATAGTAGAAGTAATTTGTGATATTAGTAATAATCCAATTGGATTTCGTAAAAATGTAGGAACATTAAATAATTATAATTATGATTTAAAAATTTTTGAAGAAAGATACAATGTTATTAGTATAACTGGAGGTAGATTAGGATTAAAATATGCGGAATAAATAAAATATTAAATTTTATTACTTTATTTATTAAAATTTCCATATAGAATCAAAATGATGAACTCCTTCTCTGGGATTTTCAGGTTTATAATCTTTTCTAAAAGCTCCTTTTCTACTTTTATGATATTCTTCACTTCCACCTAATCTATTATCTTTATTCATAGATAATATATTCATTTCATCATTAGTTAAGGGTCTTTTAATAGCATTATCATTATCACCAAATTGATTATTAGTAGCTAGACTTCTTTGTTCTGGGAATTCATCTAACATTTTTTGAACATCTGAATTAGGATTAGTTGAACTTTCAAATGGAGAATAATATTGGTCTCTTCCACTTATATCAACTAAAACTAACGTTGATGGACAAGAAGAACAATGACTATCATATCTACATCCATCTCTATTAACATTATAAGGAATAGTATCATTACTTTTATCGTAATTAACATATAATGGATCTTTAGGTCCTAAACATTTGTTACCACAAGAACGATAATATTTATTACCTTCTTCAGTTTCTTGTTTAATAATTTCAGAAGAACATAATCCAGTTAATTTGGTTGATTGAGTGCAATTTTTGGGACATAATCCTTGGTCATTATTTTGAAATAATTCATTACAATTAGGTAAATCTAATGCTAATTTTTTAGCATGTTCATAAGCTTCATCACTAAATTCTTGAGACTTACTTTTCCAATTATCTTTAAATTCAGATTCCATCATTTTATTATCAATATATTGATTAATCATTTCAGTATATTCTCCTAATCTATGTTTATCAAAACATTCATTATTAATTTCAGCTTGTTTTAAAAAATAAGCAGCAAAAATACTTTCTAATTCTTGTTTTCTGATACTAGTTTTATCTTCCATACCTTCTATTAAAGTAAATCCTTCTTTTTCATTTTCTTTTGGAATAAATTTAATATAATCTATTTCTCTTCTTCCTCTATCAGTTGTTTTAGTTTCTTTATTAAAATCATTATAATTAGTTCCAATATTTTTAAGATTTTTAGAAGCAATTCCTTCATTTTCTGCTGTAATAATTAATTTATCATCTATATAAATTTTAACATCATAATCTCCTGATTTATTTTTTCTATTTTCATATCTAACTGTGTAAGGTCCTTGTTCTAACATTCTTTTGTATCTTTTTCCAGATTTTCCTTTAAAAATTGAACCATCAGCGCTATATCCATCTCTGTAAATACCAAAACTTACTCCTTCATTATTAGCATCAGTTGAAACCCCCCAATTACCTTGAACGGTATTATGAAGTATTTGTCCAGAAGGAACTGTGATTTCAATATCATAATTATTTAATTCTGGAAATGTAATTTGTTGAAATTTATTAGTATTAAATAATAGTTCTCTTGCATTTACAAAATTATCATGGTGTTTGTATAGTAAACATCCTATAAATATTATAATTAATAATAAGAATATCATAAACATCATATTCATTATATATATATATCATATATTTTACTAAATTCTAAAATATAAATAATTTTTATATGTTTAATATGTATAATTAATGAGTAAAAATAAAAAAGGAAAAATAAACAAAACTAATTATAAAGCTAAATATAGAACACATAAAGATAAACAATATTTATATAAAATATTTGATAATTATGAAGGAGATTTAGATACATTTATGAAAAAATATGTAAAAAATGCGGATTGGAATTATTTTAAGAAAGATTTAAAGAATGAAGAAGATATAGATAATTATGTAAAATTTATAAATTCTAGAAGATTTAGTTCTAATTTAAGTGATAATATAGGAAGTAGAATAGGATTTAGTGTATTAGATTGGTTAATATTTACAATATTTATAATATTATGGGGTATTCTAGGAACTTTTTTAACAAAGGAAATTTTTAAACAAAATGATTTTAAACATTACAATTTATATAATAAAAACAATCCATTAAATTGGGAGAATATTTATAACAATAGTTTTTTAAGTTTATTAGATAAAAAGTTGAATCCTAATTTATATGAATTTTTCGAACAGATTCATGAAAATGTAGTAGCATTTCCATTATATTTATTAGTTCAAGGAATTGATTTTTTCAATAAAATGTTTTCTAATTCTCCTAAAATGAATAGATTTAATTTTAACATCAAACCTGAGCAAAAATCAACACATTTATTTCATTTTATCATTATATATTTAATGCCTATAGTATTTGGATTATCAACAATAGGTATTTTATTAACTAATGTATTTGGAATATTTTCATTAGGTTGGTTGCAGGGTCTTTTAAAATTTATGACTGATAAAACATCTACATTTTTAACACCATCTATGCTAAGTTGGGGAGGAATTTTACCATTTTCTTGGTTAGTTCCGGGTATAAGTATAGCATTATTTCATTTAGTTAGTTATTTATGGATAGGTAGTTTTGCTCAATTCTTTGCTATTTTCACTATATTAGGATTATTATTACATACCCTTTACCGTTTCTTTAATAATTTTGCTAATTCTATGTCAACATTTAAAGATGTTCTTAAACCATATACATTACCTTTAATATCATTATGGAGTTTATTATTGGCAACATTTATGAATGCTTATATTCATAATAAAATAGTAAATCCAGCGGTGATATATGGAATATTATCTTGTTCTATAATACTTCCAATAATATCTTATTTAAATAGTAATTAAAAATCTAATTAAAAAGAATTTAATATAAATAATTATATTAAATTCATATGGGAAAAAAAAGTAAAAAGAAAAATAAAAATAAAACGAAAGAACCAGCTAGAGTTACTCATAACACTCCTTTTGTTAGTGTATGTACTCCAACTTATAATAGAAGATTATTTATTCCTCAACTAATTAAATGTTTTCAACTACAAACATATCCAAAAGAATTAATGGAATGGATTGTCATAGATGATGGAGATGATTCAGTAGAAGATTTATTTAAAGATGTAGAATGTGTAAAATATTTTAGATATGAAGAAAAGATTAAGTTAGGAAGAAAAAGGAATTTAATGCACGAAAAAGCATCAGGAAGTATTATAGTATATATGGATGATGATGATTATTATCCTCCAGATAGAGTGAAACATTCAGTTTTTAGATTAAACTCAAGACCTGAAGTTTTAGCAGCTGGAAGTAGTGCTGTATATATTTATTTTAATGATACGGATTTAATGTATCAGTTTGGTCCTTATGGACCTAATCATGCGACAGCTGGAACATTTGCTTTTAAACGTAAATTACTAGATCAGACTAGTTATGAAGATGACGCAGATTTAGCTGAAGAAAAACATTTTTTGAAAAATTATACAATACCTTTTATACAATTAAATCCTGAAAAAACTATATTAGTTTTTGCTCATCAGTTTAATACTTTTGATAAAAGAAAACTTTTAGAGAATCCTCATCCAGATTATATAAAACAATTATCTATGAAACCAAAAGCATTAATAAAAGATAAATCAATGTTAAAATTCTACACAACCGTATAATTATATAGTAATTTTAAAATATATAATTATATCATAATGGTTAAAAGTAAGATAATAGCCGACGTTAAGAGAGTATCCTTAATAATTTTATTTGGAATTGCGGTATCTTGTGTATTAAATTTAGCATCAGATATTATAAACATGTTGTTTGGAAGAGAAGGATTTGAAGGAAAAAAACAATTAGTTTTCTTTCATATGAATGGATGCGGTCATTGTAAAAAGATGATGCCTGAATGGGAAAAATTAGAATCAACATATTCAGGTGAAGTTGGTCTTAAAAAAGTAGAAGCTTCATCAGGTGATGATTTATTAAAAAAAAATAAAATTAGTGGATTCCCAACTATTTTATTATTAGATGAAAGTGGAAATAAACTTAAAGAATACAACGGAGATAGAACTGCTAAATCCCTAGAAAAATTTTTAAACTAAATAGTTATTAACATATCTATAAATTCTAGCTATATCTAATTTATTTATTTCATAATTACTATTTTGAAATAATTCTAATATATTATCATATTCTTGTGTATTTTTCAGATGAATGAAATATGATAACATATCTTTTTTATCCATATTTAATTGTTTGCATAAATTTTGTATGAATAAACTATTATTATATTCAGTTGAATATTTTGTTAATACTTTTGTAAATCTAACTTCAATAGGATTATATAGAACTTTTTTATTTTTTTTTAATTCTTTATGATAAATATAATTATTATAGAAAGTTTTAATTAAAGAACTCATCTCATTAAAAATCCATATTTGTTTCTGAAAAGTAATTCTATCTATATAATCAGAAAAACAAATATTCTTTAAAATTTTAATGTAATATTTTAATGATATATCAATATTAAATTTTGATAAAACATCAATTATATTTTCGTGAAATAGTAAAGCAACACTAGTTCTATCTGTATCATTTAATAAAGAATGATGTTCATTAATTCTATGATAATTATTTAATAAATCTTTAGTTAATATTTTAGTATCTTCATTATAAGTGTTATTGTAAAATAAATTTTTAATAAGTTTATCTTTTAATATATTTTGTTCAGAATTATAGATATTATAAGTGGAAACTAATTTTCTTAAATCTCCATTTATTAATTTAACAATATTCTTTATTAAAGAGTCATCTAGATTAGGCATTAATAATTTAACAATATTTTTAATTTCATTCTTAGTGGGAGTTTTTAATTCTATTATATCACAAGTTTTCATCATTTCCTTTATTTTTTTATCAATATGATAATTTCCAATACAAATAATAGGATTCATAGTAATATCTTCCTTTTTTTGTTTTTTTGTTTTTTTAGGTCTAATTAATTTAATTAACGCATTAATACCACCTTTATCTCCGCTATTCATTCCATCTATTTCATCCATTATTATCGCAATATTCTTTTTTTCTTTTTTAAATAAACTTATAATACTTGTATCAGACATATTATGTTTTGCTATATTTTCAATAATAGATTTATTTCTTACATCACCGGCATCGTATTTAATAATATCATAGTTTAATTCTTTTAAAACAGATTTAACGAAATAAGTTTTTCCTGTTCCTGGAGAACCATATACATATATTCCTCTTTTAGTTAATATATCATGTTTATTTTTTTCAAAATAATTGAGATAATCGATTAATTGTTGTTTTTTAGATTTTCTGTTTAATAAATTATTTATGTTTAATTTATCCATTAATAATTTAATATGTATTAATTGTATTTAAATGTATATTTTATTATATTCTTACATTTACCACTTGTATGTAATTCACACAAATATAAAATATATTCTAAATAATTTCTGAATTTTATATTTCTATAATACCATTTTTTTGTTTTTTTCCATTTTTTATAATTCATAGTTACTATATTTTCAAATATGAAAGAACTATCACTTCTAATAATATATCTTATATAACTATCATAACTTTTATGTTTATTTTTTCCTCCATTGTAATGTGGATATTTAAATTCATATTTATTTTCTAAATATAATTGATTTCTATTAAAATATGATAAAAAATATTGTTTATTGAGTAAAGACAGTGTTAATTTAGGAATATAATTTGATATAATATCAACTAAAACATTAGGTAATTCACTTATATAAGATAATAACATATATAAATATGTATATTATATTACTTAACACAATCCCATGTTGGTAATTCCGTCCCATTCTATATTACATCCTTTTGCCCATTCACATTTCTTTTTTTTACCAGATTCTCCTTGATATTCTGGACCATTAAAAGTAGTAGTAGAACAAGAACCTAAATTATGTGTATTAAAACATTCATTTTCTTTAGATTCTGGATTAAATCTATTTTCCCAATAATCTGGACATCCTGGAAGTTCTGGGGGGAAATTCTGTAATTGTTTAGAAGATTGAAGAAGAAAGGCGATTACAATTCCTAAAAATATTAAAAAGAAGATTGCTATATATAGTATTATTTTTTGAGCAGTTAAATTCATTTATTATTAATATAATATTATATTATTTTTTATAATTATATTTATATAATGGCACATAATGGACGAGTAAATATAATAGGAGTAAATACTGGTGATATTTTTTCTTTATACGATAAAATTCCTGTTCAACAAAAATCAACCCAATATAGAAATGCTTTAACTGGAACTTGGAATAATAATATGTTATCTACTGCTTTTTTTTCTTCTGACAATATTAGAATAATACAGAATTCAATAAAAAAAGGAGTATATAGCGCATCTAATGGTAATTTTGTAATAAGCGATCAAGATGAAGATACTTTAAAAATAATTATGAGAAGTATATTTTTACAAAATTCTAAGAATAGTGATAATAATATTAAGAATCAAATTATAGAATTAAATGATAAAGTAGTTAGATATGCTGTTCCTCAAATATATGGAGAAGCTGAAGGATATATTAGATATAAACATGATGTTAGTACTTTAGCAACTCCAATAGAGAGACCATTATCTACTTATCATAATAATGAATTAGAATTTAAAAAATTTTTTTAAGAATTTAATTATTAATTAAATAATTTAATAATTAAATATTTATTTCTATTTATTTCTATTTATTTCTTCTTAATCTTAATTTTTTTAATGATTTTCTTCTTAATTCTTTTCGTTTTTGTTTTAGTAAGTCCATATAATTTCTCTATTCTATCCTTCTTATATTTAATATATTCTAATTGAAGTTTATCTAATTCACTAATCCACATTTCTTCTACTGTAGTTTTCTTAATTACTTCTAATTCTTTAATTTTAATATCACAATCTTTTAATAATTTAAGCATATTTTCTTCTTCTACACTTTCTATCCTCATACTTCTAAGATATTTATATTCATTATCATTATTCAACTTATCGTAATTCCTTGAACTTAGTAACTCAATAACATCATTCTTTTTCTTTCTTCTTAAATCAATGACATCTTCACATTGTTCTTTAATAAATCTAGCTTTATTACTAAGTTCAAGAACTATATTTTCTAAATTGGCTATCAAATATTCTTTACGTTTTACATACATGTCATACCGAATCTTAAAATAATCATCTATTATTTCATAAACGGTATTGTATTTTTTAAGTTGCTGTTTGTTATTAAATAGATTCATATTAGTAGTGCTTTTATAACAATACAGTTTCAAGGTTTTCTCTAATTGATTACAATATTTATCTACGCTTTTAGAAATTAATTTACCTAACATTGTAGGATGAAACTTTATAGTAATATCAATTAGAGCATCAGTGCTCATATCTTTAATATTTTTAACTATTGGCTTTTTAGGTTGTTTAGTTTTTTTATTTTTATCATCCATTAGTAATTCTAATTCCTCTATAAATTGTGTAGTCCATTTACCTATAGGAAGTTCAGTAACTCTAATACTATCTGAACTAACAACTTCATATTTACCTTTAATCATATATTTTGTATCTTCAACTTTAGTAATTGTTCCTTTAAAATTTTCATAATAAGGATTAATATCAACATTATTTTCTACTTTATTAATTTTATTTCGCATATATGTAATTATACTATCTGGGTTATAACACATTCCTTCATAACTATATCCAGTTCCTATACCTTTTCCTCCATTTACCAAAATCATAGGAATTATAGGAACATAATAATCAGGTTCAATAGAATCCCCATCATCATCTAAATAATTTAGTAGAGGTAAATCATCACTAGGATATAAATATTTAACTATTGGATTCAACAAAGTAAATATATATCTTTCACTAGCATGGTCTTTTCCTCCCAACAATCTAGTTCCAAACTGACCATTAGGCATTAATATATTAATATTATTAGAACCAACAAACCATTGAGCCATACCAATTATTGCCTTATTTAAACTCATTTCACCATGATGATACCCAGAATGTTCTGAAACATATCCTGAAAACTGAGCTACTTTAATTTCATTAGTTAAATTTCTTTTTAATGCCGCAAACAATATTTTTCTAAGACTAGTTTTAAGACCATCTATAGCATTTGGAATACTCCTTTCACAATCATATTTTGAAAAGTGTATCATTTCTTTATCTACAAATTCTTCATAATTTACCTTAGACTTCAAAACATCTAATACATTGTCTTTATCGTAGTTTCCCAACCAATCTTTTCTATCATCTGCTCTACCTTTATTAAACACTTTATCTATAGCATCATCGGACCCATTTCCAGTATAATTAAATGAAATCACCTTTTTATGTTTGAAATATTCTTTGAATTCTTTTCCGGTGCTCGTTCCAAGACCTTTATAATACTTAATTTTCCAACCTTTTCCATCATTATTACTTTCTTTCCATTTTAAATATGAAGATTCATTATAAAACGACAATGTTCTTTTAGCTTTAGTTGCTTTCAATATAGGAGTATTAATGTATCCAATAAATTTATCTATTTTAAACAAATCATTCCACTGTGAATGAAATAGATTAATACATAATCCTTTAATATGACTACCATCTAAATCCTGGTCAGTCATAAATACAACTTGTCCATATCTTAATGATTTTTTTACTTCTTCTTTATTATACGTTTTATTAGACTGTAATCCAATAATTTTCTTTATATTTCCAATTTCTGCATTATCATTAATTCTTTTAATAGCCATATCTTTAACATTCATTAACTTACCTTTTAATGGAAATACTCCAATAGTATCTCTATCTTCTTTAGACAATCCAGACATAATTCCTGATTTAGCCGAATCTCCCTCACATAGAATTAGAATACATTTATCAGATTTACTAGTTCCTGCCCAATTAGCATCAACTAATTTTGGAATACCTCTTAATGATTTTAATTTCTTTCCATCACTCTTTTTAGATAACTTATTTTCTTTAACTTCATTCAAACTAACTGCTGCTTCCATAACACCCATTTTAGCAAGTTTATCTATGAATTTATCACTAACTTCACATTTAGAACCAAACTTTTTAACTGGAGTGTTCATACATTCTTTTGACTGACTATCAAATGAAGGGTTTTCAATAACACAGTTCAGAAATAGCATTAATTGTTCTTTAATACTTGTTTCTTTTACCTTAACTTTCTTTTTCTTTTCAATATATGCTTGCATTTTTTTAGTTATTTGTTTTAAGATATAATCAACATGTTTTCCACCTCTCAACGTGCTAATACCATTTACAAATGAAATATGAGTAAATTCATCAACTGGAGTTAAACATACTATATATTCCCATCTTCCATCTGAACTTTCATATATTCTTTTAGTTTCACTTTTATCTCCAATATATAAATCTATATATTGTTCAAAAGTTCTTATTGGGACAGGAACATTATTAAACTTAACTGAAACTGACTTATCAGTGACGGCAGCAATATCATATGTTCTTTTCTTAAATAAATCAAACATGACATCACTAATGTTAGTAATTCCAAACCTTTTATAATCTGGCAACCAGCTAACTTTAGTGTATGGTTTTGAAGAACAGCTTTTTATAGAAGGTTTGTTAATTTTAGACAAATTATTTTCAAATTTCTGAGTATATTTCTTTTTTCTAATATGATCAACCGTCTCAATCTTTCCCCATAAAGAATAAATCAATACTAGTTTAAATCCAAATCCATTTTTACCACCTACTATTTTCTTTTCATTTTTATCATAATTAGTTGATGTTCTTAAATGACCAAAAATCATTTCAGGAATCCAAATATTATATTCTGGATGTTTTTCTATATCAATACCATTACCATCATTATAAAGAGTTATGACACCCGTCTTTTTATCAACTGTAATTTCAATATTTTTAACACGAATATTATTTTTACCTTTTTTATCTTTCATACGAATATAATGGTCTCTACAATTAACTATTCCTTCATCAAAAAGCTTATAAACTCCTGGAATCCACGTGTAGTTAGTAAAAACAAATTTATCATCTTTTAAAATCCAATTTTTCTGTTCATCTTCATCAACTTGTCCAATATATGTATCGGGAGCATCTAAAATATGCTGTATATCAGTTTTTTTCTGATAAGTTTGCGCCAATTTCTTACTAGACATTTTGCTTATAAAAAATATAAATATCTATTTATATCTTTTCAATTTATATTATTCAATTTAAATTATTCAAATTATATTACTCCACATTGGAATAAAACCATTCATACCATTCAATCCATACTTCTCTCCAGGTTCTTCCTCCAACTTTATCATATTCTTTATCCAATCTTATTTCTGCTTCTTTTAATAATCTTTTTAATTCTCTGATTTCTTCTTTAGCACAATTTAATGGATGTTGATAATTTTTAATCATACTAAATTAAATTTATATTTTTTTCTAAACAAATATTATAATGGTTAAAAGACACCAAAAGAAAGCCGACGGTAAATACCACGTCAAAGGAAAAAAGTATTCAATTCTTGTTGGAAGCAGAGCACAGGTTATGCATGGAAACGCATACAAAACTACTGGAGGACTCACTAAATCTAATCTTAAAATGAACAAACACGGTCGTGTTGTTTCTAGAAAGAAAAGCACTAAAGCTAGAAAAGATAAACGTCTTGAAAAAGCCGGTTATTTCACTCGCAAAGGTAAATTTGGTGCTGTTAAAAAAACCGCCAAAAAAACTCGCAAAGTCAGACGCAAACGTCGTTAAGAACTCCAATAACTCTTTAATATTTTAGAATTAAAAATATATTGTGATGGTATCATTTTTACAATATGCTTTTCAAAATACTTTTTGCTAGCTACATTTTTTTTATTATTATTTAAATATTTACAATAAACTTTATATGCTTGAGTAAAAGTAATATCTTTATTAATTTTATTATTAAATTTTTCTGATAAAGCTTTTTTTAAGTCTTTCTTTTTATGCCATGTTTTACTACTAATATTTAATATTATCTTCTTGTTTAATAAAATAGCATTATCTCCATAATAATAATTAAATAAACTAAGAATTTCATTTTCTCCTAAATAAATATCTTTACTGTATTTTTCGTTATATAACATAGTTAATTCACTTATTTCTAATTCATCATCTTGACTTAAAAAATTTATATCTTCATTTATAAAAAATTTAAATGAATTTATAATTTCTATATGTTTATCATAAAAGTTTAAAAAACTTTCTTTTTTACTATCTTCTTCAAAATTTTCATCAAATAATATATTTAAAGACATCCTATCAGTAATATCATCATAAATATTTTTTATTTCTAAAAATTCTTTCCATAAATAAAACATATCTTTTTTTAACATTTTATAACCTTCTTTCTTTTCCATATTCAACTTAAAATCATCTATTATATTAAGATAATTCTTATCTTTTAAATATAAAATTTTTAATCTTAACTTTTTATTAGACCTCTGCATAATATAATTTTCACTATTTTCATATCTATTAGAATAATGTATGCTAACTGCTAATAAATTAAGAAAATCAGACCGAATAAAATTTTTCCATAAATATTTATTTGATATAGAATCTTTAAATTTTAGAATTCTATTATTATCAAGAGGACTTATTATATCATTTGAGAAATTAACTATTATATTACTTTCTGTTAAATTAAAATAATCTTTATGAGCATCAACTACATAATTTAAAAAATGATTACAACTTTTATCACTATAAATATTAATTGATTTTAAATCTTTCTTTAAAAAATTATCTCCCAATAAACATAAAAAATATTTTGCCTCTTCTTTACTCTCAAATATAACAGATGATAAATAATTTATTATTTTTTGAATAGTATTTGATTCTGGCAAACAATTTTTAATACAATTATCCTTTAAATGTTTAATTATTTCATCTTTTATTTCTTGTTTAAGCATTGATAATTTACTATCTATATTTATTAATATTTGATGTAAAATATCATCTTCTTTTACTATTTTATAGTCTTGAGAATCATATTCTATAAATAAATCATTACTTTTTATGTAATAGTAAGTATTTAAATTATCATTTAAGAATTCGTGTATAAAATAATCTTTATTTTTTTGAAATATTAATTTATTATTTTTATATTCTTTATCCATTAATTTGTCTAAATTATTTATATTTTCATTTAAACAATCTAACAATATTGGATGGTCTTTGTATTTATTATATAAATCTAAAATTTTTGTTATCGAGTTAGATACAAAATTATTATCCATTTAAATATTATCAAAAATAATATTTAAATTATATTAATAATTGTTTTTAATTTTATTAAATAATGAGTGATTTAACAAAACAAAAACATTTTTTCTATTTTTTAATGTAGATATAGTTTTATTTAAAAAATCTATGTATAAATCTATTTTATCAGATTTTAATTCTTTTAATTCATCATTGTGATCTTCTAAATTAAATTTTTGTAAGGGACTAAATATATTTAAATTTTTAATTTCAAAACTATATGATTCTTGAGGACATATTGTAAATGGAGGAAACTTTGCTAATAACATCCAAAATATTATTCCTACATTCCATAAATCTGTTTTATCTGTTGCTGATAATGTTAATAACATTTCGGGAGAATAATATCCTAGAGTTCCACACATTCCCGATAATATAACATAAGTTTTGTTATAATTATATTCTTCAGATAATCCAAAATCTATTATTTTTATTCTTCCTGAATTAGATATTATTATATTTTCTAATTTTAAATCTAGATGAAAAATTCTATGAGATTGTAACTCAGCTATAGCTAGTAATATTTGATATGTTATATTTAATATTAATTTTAATGATATATTTTCATCTAGTAAATAAAATAATTCTCGTCCTTTAACGTATTCCATTAAAATAAAATATTTATCAATGTTTTCACTCCAATCATATAACTTTGGTAAAAATACAAATGAATCAAATTTTTTTAATATATTTATTTCTGTTAATGCTTCTCTAGTGTATTGTTTATATATTGATTTACAAGCATATTTCTTTTTATTTATGAAACATCTATATACTTTTGATGAATAACCGTCCCCTATAAAATTATAATCATTAATTTGATTCAATACCGATTGATTAATTTTAACGTTTAATTTTTTTGTAGAAATAACATTGTTTGTTTCATCTTCAGGAATTACTTTTTTTGAAAAATTTAAACAACAACAACTATTCATTAATATTATATTATATTTTATTTGAATAATTAAAATATTCATTTAACTATTTAAAAAGAAGAATTATTATTACTTATATATGTCAGATAATAAATATGTTTTAGAAATTAAAACTATTCAAATTCCTCCATTTAGAACATTAATGACTGCATTAAAAGATATATTATTAGAGACTAATATAATTTTTCAACAGGACGGTATTAGAATTGTAAATATGGATAAGTCACATACTATATTAGCTCATTTATTTTTAGATTCAACCAAATTTGAAGTTTATAATTGTTCTTATCCTAAAATTGTTATTGGAGTTAATATGTTTCACCTATTTAAGTTAATTAATTCTATTGATAATGATGATACTTTAACTATTTATATAGAAGAAAATGATTATAATGATGGAGTTGTAGATAATCTTGGATTAAAATTTGAAAATGGAGATATTAAACAATGTAAAGACCAAAAATTAAAATTAATTGAACCCGATGAAGATGATTTAGAACTACCTCAAATAAAATATTCTTCTATTTTAAATTTACCATCATCTGATTTTCAAAAAATTATTAGAGATTTGGGGAATTTATCTGATAGATTAGAAATAAAATCAGTTGGAAATGAATTAATATTCAGTTGTAAAGGACCATTCGCTTCATGCACTTTAAGAAGATCTGAATGCGATGGTAATATGGAATTTATACAAAAACAAGATGCTACTGATGTTATACAAGGTGAATTTTCATTAAAAAATCTAGGCTATTTTATTAAATGCACTAACTTATGTAATAATATTGAAATATATCTTGAAAATAATTTACCATTAATTGTTAAATACGCCGTAGCTAGTCTAGGAGAAATTAAATTATGTCTAGCACCATTACCATCTCATTAATTATATTCATATTGGTAATAATAAAAATTACGAAATCCAACATCATATATTTTATTATATTTTGTATAATTATCTGGTAAAACCATGTATTCTATTATCGTTTTATTTATTTTATTATATTTAATATGATAAACAAATTTAATGAATCTTACGTTTTTTTTTGAACTAGTATATATTATACGAGGTCCTGTTCTACTAACAATAGGATATGGAATTTCTTTCATTGTTACATTATATTTTATAATATCTTCATTTTGTTTAAGATGTTTCCCTTGTTTTTTTATATTATGAAATAAATATTCTTTTATGTTCATCCAAATTTCTTTTATAAGAAACATAATATATATATTAGTATTATTAAATTGATTTAAAATTAAATTAATAATAGTAGTAAATTAAATAATGGAAGATAATACTAATATATATTTTGTATTTTATTTTTACATAATGTTATTCATTATTATATTCTTTATTATTTTACAAATTAAATATATAAACAATAATGATAATTTTAGACAAAATAATAAAACTGTTATTAACATAACAAAACATTTTAAAGATATTGGATTGAATGAAGAAGAAGCAATAATAATGACAACTCTTTTTAAACAATTAAAATTACAGATTGCTAACAATTCAAATTTTGATATAGATGAATATGTTGATGAAAATATAGATTGTAATGAATATTATTATAGTAAAAAATTATATAAAAATATTATTAAGAATATTATAAAAAATTCATAATTTAACTTCTAGATACAAAACGAAAATGTCCTCTATTTGAAGATACATTTATTATTCCTCTTTGATCTCCATCATATTGATACCGTATCAAACAAGATAAATATCTATGATATATATTTAATTTAAATAAACTAGTTATTAATAATAAAAAAC